CAGAAGTCATCTTCGAGACTCCAGTCGAAGAACAGCCAGCCGAGCTTGAAACGGTGCAACCTGAATCAGAACAGACCAAACCTGAAACTGATACGCAGACAGAACAAAAGGCGGCGGACAAGACTTTCACACAAGCAGAGCTTGATGAAATAGTCCAGAAACGAGTTAATAAGCTTGAACGTAAGCTTGAAAAGCAGCGGATTGAACAGGAAACCAGAGCGCGAGTTTTGGCAGAAATCAATCAGCAACCAGTAGAAGCAAAAGGGAAGCCGACTGCTGACCAATATACGGATTATGCCGATTATCTTGAAGCACTAGCGGACTACAAAGCAGAAGAGAAATTTGCAGCGTTAACGCAGAAGCAACAAGAGAATGAGCGTCAATCCAAGTACCAGTCAGAAGTGGAAAGACAGAACGAGCGCAAGTCAGACATGATTCAGAACGGTGAACGTAAGTATGCCGACTTTGAAGATGTAGTAGCTAACGCTAAAGCTGAAATATCAGAGCCAGCATTCTACGCAATACTGGAAGCTGAAAATTCAGCAGATATTGTCTATCACTTGGCAAAAAATCCTGCGGAAGCTGACCGCATTGCAGCTTTATCCCCTTACGCGCAAGCAAAAGAGATCGGCAAGCTTGAGGACAAACTCCAAGCCAAGCCTATAAAACAATCCAACGCACCTGATCCAGTCGTTCCAGTACGCGGCATCAATACTATCGTCAAGTCAGTAGAAAACATGACGCTTGAAGAATATGAAGCCGATGCACGTAAACGCGGCGCTCATTGGGTACGCTAATCAAAAGGAAATAAGAAATGTCTAATACATTACTAACCTCTAGCATTGTGTCTAAAGCGGCACTGGCTATTCTTAAAAATAACCTTGGTTTTTCCAAAAACGTTAACCGTGACTGGGAAACTGAATTCACTGGCAATATGAGCCGTGGCTATGCACCTGGTCAAACAGTGCAGATCAAGAAACCCCCACGCTATGAATATCGTACAGGCCGCGTGGCAGTGCCTCAAGCGACTGTTGAAACATCAACTGCGCTTACTCTGTCTCAAGGCGGTTGCGATTTAAACTTTACTGCTTTAGATCGTACATTGTCACTGACTCGCTTAGAGGACAAAATTGCGGCGGCTATGGCTCCTGTTACTAACGAGATTGATCGTCAAGGTTTGCAACTGGCGCACTATTCAACCTATAACTTGTTGAATCCTACTGGCGCATTGCCTACCTCTGCGGCTTTATCTATTCAGGCTATGACTCAAATGGGTCAGCGCCTTGATGAGATGGCAGCTCCTCGTGATCGTCAACGTACATTGATTACATCTCCAGCATTGAACGGCGCATTAGTTCAAGGCTTCGGCGGTTACTTCAATAACTCTGCAACTATCAACAAGCAGAATAACACTGGCTTGCTGTCTGACTCATTCGGCTTATCTGCTGCAATGGATCAGAACGTGGATGTGCATACCAATGGCGCGGCTACAGCAACAAACATCAATGCGGCTAACATCACTGGTTCAACATTGACAGTAGTAGCGGTTGCGGCTGGTACATTGACACGAGGTACTGTGATTACGTTGCCAGGTGTTTATGCGGTTAACCCTCAAACACGTCAGTCTACAGGTCAGTTAGCTAACTTCGTAGTAACGGCAGACGTAGCTCAAGGTGCGACTTCTATTCCAATCAGCCCAGCGATTGTAACTAGCGGTGCATTCCAGAACGTAACAGCATCACCAACTAATGGTCAGCCATACGTTATTCAAGGTGCTGCATCAACATCTTATTCAACTAACGTTGCGTACCATAAAGATGCGTTTACTCTGGCCATGGTTCCGATGTGGGCTCCTCCATCTGGCAAAGGTAACGTGTCAGTAAGCCAGCAAACTGATGATGGACTGACTGTCAAGGTAACTGAAATCTACGATGGTATTAATGATGTGTCATTGATGCGTCTGGATGTGCTGTTCGGCTGGGCTGCGACATACCCTGAATTAAGCGTTAAGTATTACAGCGTTTAGATAGTGCATCCATCGTGAAGATTGCGCTTTTCTGTCAAATAAGCATTTTGCGCATCTTCAACAGTTTTGAATGTACCTAAGTAAATTTGTTTATTATTGATATAGATTTGAGCGGTTATTTGACCGCTCTTTCTTATTGAAACTCCAAGACATTTGGATTTGTTATATGGTCTTGCAGTTTTAGTATTCTGATTATTAATTGTATAAGATGTATCACGCAAATTAGATAATCTGTTATCTGTTCTAATCATGTTTATATGGTCGATTACATTTGGGAAATATCCATAAACATAAAGCCATACGAGGCGATGAATGAGTTGTGGGGTTCCATCTACAGATACTCGTAGATACCCAGAACTATCAACAAACCCAACGGGGCCTATCTTTCCGTTTCTTACTGGAATAACTCTTGTAAATACTCCAGTATTTGAATTGTAATCGAATAATTCTTTAACTCTTTTTTGAGTAAGCACTTTAATCCCTTTCATCATTTTATTAGATTATACACAAAATTAAGGAGTATATAAATGGCAGTTTTATTAAACCGAGCCCATAAAGGCTATTTGTCCGGCACAGTAGTTAACTTGCCTACTAGCGTTGAATCTGCGTTAGTAGCTCAAGGTCTGGCTACTGCATCAACTCGCGCATCAACCACTACAGGCGCTGTAACGGCAAACGTAATGCAGGGTACTTGTGCAATCGCGGCTGGTGCTTCATCTGTTGTTATCACCAATGACAAGGTAGACGCAAACTCTATTATCAATGCTTATGTATCACAGGCTGCGGCTGATGGTACTTTGCTGCGTGTAGAGCGCATCTTGCCTGCTGCTGGTTCATTCACGATTTACGGTACAGCAAACGCTACAGCTACGACTTTGATTAGCTGGGCTGTAATGTCACCATCAATCGCGGCTAGTCCGTTAGCGTAGTAAGTTTTAACTGGCCTTTAGCAATAGAGGCCAGCATAAAGCTTATTGGAGGCCATTATGACCGCTTTAGACATTATTAAACGCGCCATGCGACTCATCGGTGCAATCGGGCAAAACGAGACTCCGAGCGCAAGTGAGTCTGCTGATGGCTTGCTGGCATTAAATGATATGCTGGACTCATGGTCAACTGATCGCACCTATATCTACTCAATTCTGCAAGAGAACTTTCCATTAGTAAGCGGAACTACAAGCTACACAATCGGCGTAGGCGGTGACTTTAATACAACTAAACCCACTGAGATAGATAATGTATTTGTACGTTTGAATGGCACTGACTTTGCGCTTAAATCCATTAATTCACAAGACTATAACGGGATAGCCAGCAAATCAAACAATGGCGGCATTCCTGAGTATTACTTCTACAATCCAGCATCACCACTGGCAACCATTCAACTATGGGGCGCGCCTTCATCTGGACTGACTATCTATATCAACTCATGGCAGCAATTACAGCAGTTCGCAGATTTAACGACTAGCTACACGTTACCCGCTGGATATAACCGTGCTTTGGCTTACGGGCTGGCTATGGAGATTGCACCTGAGTATGGCATGCAGCTATCACCAGAGGCTATCGGCATTGCAACTGTATCACAAGCCAATATCCGCAATAAGAACTTACCTGCTCCGGTTATGAAAACAGAAGTTGGACTTATCGGCGGCAGCAATTATAACTATTATTCTGATGGATATTAATATGAAACCGTTAAATTCCTACTATGGCACTGCTGATTATGGCTCATATGACCAAAACTTTGGCATGGCAAATTATGCCACTAGACGACCCAATAAAACCAATCCTCAAGACCAAAAAACAGCGTTTATGAATAGTCCTTGGGGGAAGTCATACCTAGAAAAGAATAAAAAACTATCTAGCTTTTTTAATATGTTTTAGGCGGTAATCATGAATTTATTTGGCATCGGTCAATTTGGTAAGAGTACCAATGTCACCGCGCAAAAGCGTATTAATTGCTATATGGAAGTGCAGCCAGGTGATGACCGCTCTAAAGTAGCGTTTTATGGTACGCCTGGACTTGAATTATTCGCATCATTCGGTGATACGCCTATTCGTGGCATTCATACACATAACGATTTGTTGTATGTGGTGCATAGAGGTACATTTTACAGTGTTAATAATGCTGCTGTGACGACTTCACTTGGCATGATTGGCACGACTAGCGGTAAAGTACACATGGCAAACAATGGCGATCAGCTCATGCTTACCGATGGCACAAATGGCTATGTTTACCTGTTTAACTTAACAATCCAGTCTATTACCAGTATTACGCACGTTTTAGCGGTTGCTACGCTTACAACAGCATTGCCGCATGGTTTATATACAGGTATGACTGTTACCGTGTCAGGGGCGGTTGCTGCTGACTATAACGGTACGTTTGTAATTACAGTGACGGGATTAGATACGTTTGAATATACGATGCTGTCAACTCCTGCTGGCAATGCATCAGTCGTAGGCACTTATACAACTAACCAATTCCAGC